GTCGCTTAAGACGCGTTATCTATTTATTTCTCTGAACTCAACGTTAGGAACGTTGACCCAGAGAGTTACGATGGACATCCCTAAAACTATCTTTTCCAAGGATAGAGTGTGGTTGGACTTATAAGTGAGATCGAGCCCACATTAGAACCGCGACAGACGTTTCACCGACATGGCTTCAAAAGCCTGTTTCGACGACCGTTTCCGTTGAACAATCCTAGCTGGAGCTTTACGCTCCACGAATCTGGCTACCTTTCTCCAGCGTTTTACCGAGCGCGGTATCAATACCTGTAAGACTTTGACATTAGAGATTTCAGTCTCTTCTGTCTCACGTCGAACAAGATTGATCCGTGTCGGCACTAGCGCTAGGATCGATAGAGAAGATTCGGTGAGTTTGAGAGCCTTATAAAGGTTCTCCTCCCGATCCCATACCTTCTTGGCTTCACGTAGTATTTCACCTGCCTGATCTATGGCTGATCTAAATTTCGATATAAATCGAGATCTAACAACATGCCTAAACCAAGACGTGTACTCTGCAGTAAACTCATCACCCATCGGGTGTTCTTGACGAGGTAAAGCCTTTTTCCCATTATTAGGGATAAACAGGTTATCTACAACGCCTCGAACCCTCTTGAGTGCTGGACCTAATACAGAGTCCACCACCTCAGACCAAATGAGCTTGAAGATCTTCTCCTCATCACTCACCCGCACCTTAGCCCTAGTATTACCTGTCATATTGACAGCTAAATACCAGTCTAATAATGAAGCTGCCCCTCGCGGGGCACCAGGTCTAAGAAGAAGCAATAACGAGGATGTAAGTATTCTTGGAAGCCCCGTCAGCACCCTTGCGGATGCTGCCGAGGCAGCCTTGAACCCGACACCTACGTACCGCGCCACCTGATACAGAGTAATCTCCGTACCAAGTCTTGCTTCGCAAGCAGCCAGGACTTCGGGTACGAACCCTGGTCCTAACCACCCAACCGAGATACCAGCAAGAGAAAGAGGAGATACCTCCTTACCCTTGTAGTAAAACCGTTTAGCGAACTCCAATGTAGAGTTCGAAGATATAATCGATTTGTGAAAACCGATCTTTACTCCGAACTCAGTCATCAGATGTACGTACTCGGATGCTACATCATGATCACAGATCACGACGTCATCTCCAAGCACCGCATACCATGTGAACCAGGATCTATGTCCCACTCGCCAGGCGGCGAATTGGACTATAGCATGATGGGTCCACGCCAGCATCCCCCACGAGGAATA